TGATCATCACGATATACTGTATTAACTTGATCAAAGGTGAAAGGGTCATCCAAAGTGCCTAAACACGGTGAATGAAGCTCTGCATAATGATTTAATCTTAAATAACTCAAATAAGCAGAGAACATCATTCTTGACTCTATACACCAAAAAGTAGACAATCGAAGTGCACACGCCTTCAAGTAGCTCCACCGAATATGGAGATGTGATTTAGTATGCCAAAGCATAGTTGAGACACTCTTGTCATAATCAGGCACAGGTACGTACATTTTGTTAAACAGCCGTGTAGACTGTGAAAGAAAATTTCTAGTGACCAAAGTTCCTGCATTAGCTGCTTCAACTTTAACCTGAATGCCTAACTCTGCCCAGACAGCTGATATGGCTGTCATATTATACCATTCTTTAACTTCATCTGCAATTGTCCCAATTGAATCATCACCACACAACGATAAGACAACTAAGTTATCAAACATGTCATAGTGGTGATATTTCCTTGGTACAAGCTTAATCCAAGCATAGCAGAATAACATATAATGAATTATGGTATTAGTGACTATCGTAAGAAATGATCCCGAAGGATTTCCTTGTAACTTGAAATATAAGTCACCATTAGGGCAGATTACAACTGACACATAAATCTCCTTAAATATATTATCCCACCGAATTTTATTGGTGGGAGTCCGATCTTGCATCCGGACAAAACTCCACATAACTCTAGATAAACTTTCAATCAAAAATTCTCCTAGAGTGGAGTCCCAAGCAGTAACATCCATCTCAAATGCATTTGGATGTCGCGAAAGTCTTCGAAATAAATGATCCCAAGCACCATGAAAAGTTGATCCTCCAACAAAGGAGGCACTGTTGTGCCAATGTGAGTAAAACCTTTGATTCATTTCAAATGTCGCGGCATTACCTGCCTTAGTATTTTCACAATTAGCGGCACAATAGGCTCTATAATCATCAATCTTAATCTTCTTAGTTTTGCGTAACTCTTTCTTTACGCTACCAGTATAAGGTGAGCAAGGAACATAATCTTCACTAGATATATCCTGTAAATGTTCCTGATAAATCTGACGGGAATGTTCTCCATCCATATAATCATAATAGTCACACTTCTTCTGAAATGGAGGAGCACCACGGTAACCACGTGTATGTGGATAACCAGGTGATGACTGTAAATTCAAAGTAGAAACTACATAGTCATAATCCCAATCAATTTTAGATTCACCCATATGATGAAAATGTTTGCGAGCCCAATCTTCAACCTTATTCCACAGCTTAACATCAGGATCAGTAATAGGGTTGTTAAAGCGAACGATGTTACGAGGTCCACTTGTTCTACTTGGCCTACCCCAACGCCATTTGGTATGTACATCCTCTATACGCCTACTATTTACAATT